TTGCTCTTGTGACATTACCCAACCATACTTATCTATGATATCAGCTGCTGTCATCATTTCAATTTTACCTACCCAGTTAGCTTGAGATATATATCTTACATCAGGAGATTTATGGTAGAATGTTAAAACAGGATTCCAAAGCTCAATATTATAATCATCTTCTAACATTTGGAAATGCCAAAATTCTCTATCTGTTATAAGCGCATCCTCAAAAGCACGCTCTTCAAGCTCATCTAATTTAAATCTTTCTTCATCAATTGAATGTTGCTTTTGAGCCCACTGCTCAGCCATTGTTACATAGTTCTTAGAATAGAACTCTTGAATTTCAGGCAATGATTTAATTGCTTCAGAAGAAAATGCTTGTTTAACTTGTGGATCATTTGGATCAGCTCCCATTTCAATCATTTGAGCAGCTAATTTTTGCTCTGCTAATTGTACAAGAGATGACTCAATATCTGCACGCTTAGATTCTAATATCTCATTATATGTATATTGATCTACAGCACGAAAATTTATTTTAGTATTTCGTTTAGCAAACTCTGCTGTAAGTACTTTAATTACATTAGGAATAATAGGATAAAACTTGAGTTCAAGTGCTCCTAATTCTTCTTTAGCTAGAGTTTCAACAATATCTCTATACTCATTATCTTCTTCGATAAGATAATCTGTTCTATCAATAATGCCTTTAGCTAGCTTGTAATTTTTCATTAATCGTCTAGCATTTCTACGAATCTGCTTAAGTCCTTGCCACTCTAACCAGTCCATATTCCATGCTGTCCAATCATCATCTTTATCTTTAGCAGGTAAAAATTGTAATGGTTGAGTAATATTACCCAATCTATTATATTCGGCTTTTTTACCTCCTTTGAGTTGAAGTGCGTTTAATATTTCCATTATTTTAGTCTTCTATAAGGTATTCTTGGTAATCTATTTCTACCTGATGCACTATTACCCTTACCTATATGTCGGAAGGGGCTATTATTTAATTTATATAAATTATCTGACATTTGCAAGTTTTTAGTTCTTACATCGTCAACTCTTTTACTATATCCTCTATTTGATTGTTGTACTTTTGCAAAAGCTATAAGAGCAGCAAGAGAAACAAGTCTATCGACGTTAGTACCTGGTCTATATTGTTCCATTTCTACTAACGACATATAATCTGTTAATCTTTCTATACCATATGTAGTAGAAATTATAGTTCCATCTTCAGATGTTTCTTGGCTTATCTCTTCTGTAAGCCAACCTATTAAATAACTAAGAAGGTGTGTTTTAAATATGGTACCTGTATTTTTCCAGCCATAATCAGAATAAACGGTTTTATTAGCACCTAAATCTTTTAAGAATACAATTTGATTCTTAGGCACTAAATACTTTTGTTTTCTTCTTTCAATCATATACTGAATAAAAAGAGATACGTTGTTTTCTACAATGGTCCATGCATTATACCACTCAATAATAAGCTCGAGTTGTTCATGAGTTTTAGTTAAGTCATCATATCTACCACACCATGATGCAACTATTTTATCCCCTTCTGCTAGATTTTCTACTCCTTTATCAGTAATTCTGGTTACCTCTACAGGATTTTTGTATACATGTATAGAACAAAGGGATTCTGATGTAGTTGTCTTACCTTCACCTACGGGGTCAACAGATGCATAGTATGTACCCCATTTAGAATCAGGAACAGGTCTTTCATAAACAATAAGTACTCCGCGTTTATCTTCAAGTTTCTTATCTACAGGAAACTTCATAATAGGTAATCTTCTTGATATCTTAGGATTTATATCACCATTCATCATTCTTTCAAGCTCAATATATTCATATGGATACTCTTTATCCTCAATACGTTTCTTTTGAGCTCCAACAAGAAGAAGTGGAAAGACTGATTCATCACGGAAAGCAAATGCTTCTTTAATATTTATAGGATGCTGAGAAATACGTAATCTATAAATTTCAGGAGAAAGATCTCTCTTCCATTGTTCTCGTATTAATTCAATTGCTTCTAATGATTCTTTTATAAGTGAATTGCCATATTTATCAATATACGGTGGCATAGACCAGTGTTCAGGAATAAATAAAGCAGTTCGACCTTTAACTCCTGTATCATCTATTAGATTTGTTTCAACACCATACATACCATTAGCATCTGGATGCATAGTAAATTCTTCTAATGGCTTACATTGAGATAAATCACCCACTGATCCTTCTGCAATAAATAGACCTGTAGTTATACTACCTGACTGCATTGCAGGACGTAGATATTCAAAGGTTTTATTCATTGTAGGCGCAATACCTGCTTCCTCATAAAAGAAGTAAGAACATGGACCTCCTACACCTTTTGTATCTGATTGCTCAAATGACATGCCCTGTAACATTCCCTTGAGACCTTTTTCTTGCTTACGACCATTCTCAGTTACCTCAATCTTCTGCTGCCATGTAAGTACTTTACCTGGATTCATAGGACGATACCATGCAGTCTTAGAGTTAAGAAATGCACGATACTCATCTAAAAATTTCCAAGATCCTTCTAGACCGATGTAATCTTTAAGAGATGCTCCTAACTTAAGTATAACACCACGTTCAAACCAGATCTGATTGATAAACTTACCCATATGATAATATGAAGAAGCAATCTGACGTTTCTTAAGTATACTACAGTGCTTGTAATTTAATTCTGCAAGGCACTCGTATAGTGCCATGTGATATTGTGCATCACGCACACCTGCGAAGTCAAAGTTCTTTTTTTCCTTATCGTATATTGGAAGGAAGTTAAGCCACATGTAGTAGTCACGTGGTAGGTACCATGTTTTGTCTCCATTTTTAAATATTGCTCCTTTACGGCATTTTTCTTTTTGATCATCCCAGTAATTAATAAAATCTCTACTCATATAAGGAGCCATACAATATACTTCTCCTTGCTCTTTAAACTTACGAGCCTGTTCATTAAATATAAATGATGTATCATCAAATTCATATAATCCAGGTTCTTTAAATAATGGAGTAAGAAAGTTTATAAAATCTTCTTTAGTATCAAAAGAAGATGTTTCCCACTTTCCATTATTCCATGTAGGGATTATAAACTCTGGATCATTATAACTGATCATATCCTAAATTTTGGCCTCCACGTACTGATGTTTTACTTTGCTCTGCTTCAAGATCTTTTAGTACACCTTTAAATGACTCTCTAATAGCTTGAAAGTTTTTAGCTGCAGCGATAAGAGAATTAATATTCCCATCTCTACCAGCTGTAATATTTGCTGTCTCCATATAATAACTTAAATTATCTAACATCTTTGCAATACCATTATATGCTCTTAATGTTGGAGTAGTGTACAAGATAGTACATTTTTCAATTGCTTTAGTTATTAAATCATCATCTACTGATACATCAAGATTAATAGATTGCAAAATTAAATCTTCTTTATCATCTTCAGGCATGTTAAAGAACGGATTAAGTTCAGGATTAGGACATGTCATATAAAAGATATACGCATAAATCTTAAGATGATTATCAGGATAATTAACCATTATATCATGGAGCCAGTTAATTGTATAACAATGCTCCGTTGCTTTAATTACTCCATTCTCTACATCAAATAGTTTTATTGTCATTTTTTACGAGATTTAATTTCAGGATTATTTTGTAAATATTTAATCATACTAATAACTTCTCTTTTAAGATAAGGAAGTTCATAAGGAATTACTTTATCTACAATAGGATTTCCTTTATTATCTTTTATATAAATAGGATTTCCAAATTTATCATCACCAGACTTCTTAAAAGTAATATGTTCAAGTACTAGTTTGCCTGGTTTTAAATTAGGATTATGCTTAATGATAATATACATATAAATAGATAACTGTAATGCATAATGAATGTAGTTGCAGTCATCTAGATGATTTATTGGTTCAAACATTTTAGAACTTACACCTTCATAATTTTTATAAGACTCTTTCTTGATTTCTTTGTTTGTTTTATAATCATAAATGTTTAATACATTCTGAATTACTTCAACTCTATCTGCTTGACCACAGATTCCTCCAGATTTAAGAAAGACCATATGCTCAGGATATATTCCTTCTACAAGATTTTGTTCAGGTGCAATTTTGATTCCATTTTCTTCAATAGGTTTGTATACAGGAATGTTTAAACCTAGTCTTCCGATAGTATCACATGATACTATGTCTTGTTCACGTTCATTATGATACCATGTTCCTAAATCTAGAGCTACGGAATTATTTTTATCCCATATCTCAATTATTTCTTGAACTGATAATCCGTGCCATTTAGATCTTTTATTTCTAGAAGATTTAAGTGCTTGACCTTCCTTATCAAAAGGAATCTTAAAGAGAGATACTAAGCTTGTTACGCTTAGCCATTCTATTTTTTCGTCTTGATTTATGGATTGGTACTTGTGATCTGTTGCTGTGAATTGTATTGCCATATTTTAATCTTCTGGAGGGTTAATAATTTCCATAGCTTCTTCATATGCTTCTCTACCATCAAAAGAGTTATGGATTACTAGTGTAGATAATTCATCTACTGCTTTTGCTTGAGGTCTGCACTCACATTCTCTAGATAAAGTATGCATGTGATCGTCATCTAAAGGAACGATGTGATACGCATTATCCTCTTCATCTTCATTATGTTCAAATGTTGCCCACATAATATTTATTCTTCGTCTTCATCTTCGTATTCTTCATCATCTTCTTCAAGAGCTACCCAATGATTATATGGACATGATGCTGAAAGAGATCTTGTTTTAAATGCAAGCGAACACCCACATGCTTTACAACATGGTTGTGTTCCTGGTACAGCACAATCTTTTCCTTCCTCATCTAATCCTTCACAATCATAGCAAATAGCTAATCTTTCAGCAGCTACTCTTTCTACATACTGTTTTCTGAATATTGTATTCCATATACCTTGGAATATCAATTTTCTATTCTTCCAGATTTCCTTTAGTCTCTTCATTTCTTTTTTCTCTATGAATTCGTTGTCTTACTCGCTCAGATACTAAGAGTGATGAAACACGTGATAAGTTATCATACTTTTCTTGTATTTCTTTTTTAATTTTCATTTGACCAAACGTTTCAGGATTCTCAAGTCTTTTTAAATGATCCTCAAGTTTACACTTAAGTTTGACAAGTTGTTTTTCTTTCACTCTAAAAGTACCTAAACAATCTACTTTAATGTTTATTGATTCTACATCAGTAAGTGATTTACGCAATGCGCTGTAATAAAATCCTATTACATCTGATACAAGAACTTCTTTTTGATCAGTATCTTCTGCAGTAGATTTTATAAATTGTTTATGACTCTTGGGTATCAATGTGAACTATTTTAAAATCTAATATAATGTTACCTGTAGTTTGTACTTTCAAATCATCTTTAAGCTTTATTTTTTTTCTACTCGTACCAATCTTATCTATAAGATTCATTTTCTCAGCTTTAGTTAAGAAATTACGAGCTGTTTGAGATACTTTAAAGATGCTTTCATCAACTACATAATTACAAAAATCAGAAAGATCAATCTCTCCCCATACTCCAAGAAGTGTTAAACAATCTAATTCAGCTTCACTATATGATATAGAATTTATGAAAGCATGAGTCATCAACTGATATCTAATAATATCACGACGATTCATTCTTACACGTTTTTCTACAAGATTAGCTTTAGGCATGATTATTCTGTTTTTTGTTTTTCTTTAGTTTCTTCTCCTTCTTGTTCTTCTTCAGGAGCTGTAATATGTGCATATTTAATTTGTGCAGTTAGAGCTCTTAACTTATGATCTTCTATATCTGCTACAAGTTTTTCATATTCACATTGTACTTTAAGAAAATTAATTCTAGATTTATAAAACTCTAGTGTTCTTTTTCGCATCTCAGCTATTTGCTCAGGCGATAATTCTTGTTGGTTTACTTCTGTTGACATAGTTATTATATTTAAACATACGCAAATATAATAAAAAATAGTTAAACAAAATATAGTTAAAAAAATAGGCCCTTAAAATTAGGGCCTAAGCAGAAGACTTATTCTGGGACGCTGTTCTTGT